ATCTGGATTAGAACAACGTGTTGGAACTTTTGATGCAAACAATGGAATCTTTTTTGAAGACACTGGAACAGGTTATCAAATTGTAAGAAGAAGTTATACATCAGGTTCAAGTGTTGATGATCCAATTGCACAGTCAGCTTGGAATGGTGATAAGTTAGATGGAACAGGAGCTAGTGGATATGATTTGAATCCAACTAAAGCAACTATTTTATTTACGGATTATGAATGGTTGGGAATGGGAAGTGTCAGAGTTGGGTTTGTGATAGATGGTAAATTTATAACTGCTCATACATTTTATAATGCAAATAATTTAGATACGGTTTATATGCAAACTGCAAACTTACCAATAAGATATGAAATAGAAACGACAGGAACGATATCTGGTGCAGCCGTATTACAACAAGTATGTTCTTCTTGTATGATTGAAGGTGGTTATTCTCCACAAGGAGTTATTCAATCAATTGGAACTGCTTCATTAGCTGGAGTTACTTTAACAACAGCTGGTACATTTTATAATTTAGGAACTATTAGAATTAAATCAGGAAGACCTTACGCACTTATTATTCCTCAAGGTTTTATAGCTTCTGCTGTAGCTAACTCTGACTTTGAAATACAGTTAAGACAAAACGCAACTCCTTCAACAGCGTTTTCATATACAAGTTATTCTGATGATGTAGAGTATGATTTAGATGGTACTAAAACCATAACAGGAGGAACGATTATAAATAGAACTTATTTATCTGGTAAAGGAGTTTCTATTGAAAACTTTGGAGATGGTTTTAATTTTGAATATCAACTTGGACAAACAATAGCAGGTGTATCTGACACACTAACTTTATGTGCTAAAGGTGCATCCAATAATGATGGTGTTATTGGTTCAATAAAATGGTACGATACTACAAATGGCTAATATTTATAAAAACGCTTTCTTTACAGGAACTACTACTGCCGCTGTAACAGTTTATACTGCTCCAGTAAATGGAAGAGGTATTGTTCAAAACATACAAGTTACTAATGAAGCTGGAAGTAAAGTAGTAAAAGCAAAAATAAACGATAGTTCAAATTCAAATACTTCTAATTTAATCGCATATGCATCTATTACTGGACCCACTATTTGTAACATAGCTAAAGGACCAATCATTCTAGAAGAGAACGATGCATTGACATTGGAGACAAGTGATACTACAAGTGTTACTGCAGTATGTTCAATATTAGAAATTTCTAGAGAAGACCAGAATGGCTAAACAAAAGTTTACGCATTTCGTACCTAGACCAAAACCTCGTAAACGCCCAGGTCGTCACAAAAAAAGTCTTTCCAAAAACGAAAAAAGAGATTATAAGAAGTATAACCGACAAGGAAGAGTATGAGTGATTTAATAAAAATACCTGCTGAAGCAAAAGAAATAATTAAAAATAAAAGAACTGGTAAAGTTTATGCGTCTAAAGATGAATTTCAATCTGATGTTTTAGATCCAAATACCGATACCACTGCAGAAGATTTTAGACAAGACTTAGAAATTAAAGTGACAAGAGTCACAATGGGTGCTAAAACAAAAGAATAATGAAACCCAGAGGAGCCACTGAGCTACAAATGGAAATGCTGCACAAGCATGTTCCCAAAAAATTATTAGACCAAGTACAAATCTGTACTTCTATTCCTGGTAAAGTTCCTTTATCCAAAAAGAAATTAAATATACTTTGGCAAAAAAATTCATACGATCAACCTAACTTACAAGAATTTTTTGGTAATAAAAAAAGACATAAGGAATATGATTGGTACGTATTCAATTCACATTGGAATTATGAAAAATTTAGATACTTCTTTGATATACCAACAGACAGATCTGTAGTTATTAAAAATGGTTGTACATCATTTCCTAAAAGAAAAATTTATAAAAAAGGAGATCCTATAAAAATTATACATCACAATACTCCGTGGAGAGGACTGAATGTAGTGTTACGTGCAATGCAAGAAATAAAAAATCCTAATATTACATTAGATGTTTACTCCTCTACACAAGTTTATGGAGATGATTTTAAAAAAGAAAATGATGATCAATTTAAACCATTATATGAACAAGCTGAAAAATTACCAAACGTAAATTACATTGGATATAAATCTAATGAATATATTTTAGAGCATATGACTGATTATGATTTATATGTTTATCCAAGTATATTTGAAGAAACATTTTGTGCATCTGCATTAGAAGCCTTAGCTGCAGGTGTTCATGTAATTACTAATAATTATGGTGCTTTATATGAAACTTGTTCTGAATGGCCTGTGTATGTAAACTATTCCGATGACTTTGAACAAATGGCTAGAGATACTGCTGCAGGTATTGAAATAGCAGCAAGCTATTTACATGAAGACTATATTCAAAATCATTTAGAAAACCAACAAAAGTTTTTTAAAAGATTTTACAATTGGGAAAAGAAGGGTCAAGAATGGGAAGGTTTTTTAAGAGGAGCATTGAATGAACGAAATAAAGCCTAGACCAAAAATTATTGATGGGGCAAAAAAGATTACCCCAATGTGGAAAACGGACAACGGACAACTGAAACCCGTTAAAAAAAGAACAGACATTTCTATATTCGTAGCAACTCCAGTACATAGCGATTGTTCTATTCATTATGCACAAGGACTATTAGAATTTCAAAAACTTTGTATGAATAAAAATGTAGATGTATCTTTTCAAATAATGAAATCATCTTTGGTGACTCAAGGTAGAAATTTATGTGTATCTGGATTTATAGAATCTGGTTATACTCATATGTTATTTGTAGACTCAGATATAATTTTTAATGCTGAATCCATATTTAAAATGATTGAAAGAGATAAAGATATTATCTCTATACCTTATCCATTGAAGACTATGAGATGGGATAAAGTGTTTGATAAATTTCAAAAAGGTAAAATTAAAAATGCTGACGATGTAAGTAAATGGACAAATGTTTATCCTATGAAAATAGCGGATAGCCATGATAATGTACAAGTTGAAAGAGGAGTTATCGAAGTAACTCATAGCCCAACAGGTTGTATGTTAATTAAAAGAGGTGTGTTTGATAAGTTAATAAAACATTACCCAGATAAAGAAATAATACAAAAAACTGTAATCAATGGTGAGTACGTAACTAAACCTCATATGTGGAACTTTTTCGACTGTTTACATGATCCAGTAGAAAAGACTTATTTAGGTGAGGATTTTGCTTTTTGTAAGCTATGGAGAGACATAGGCGGCAAATGTCATGCCTTCATAGATGATCCTATTGCACATATTGGTGAACATCAGTACGAAGGTTGTTTTGCAGACGAGTTGATATTACCTGAGTAAAATGGTAATATTTGCTATTAAAGATCTTTAATAGGAGAAATATACTAGATGTTACAATTTTTACCTTATGCTTTAGCTGCCTACGGTGGATATAAAGGTTATCAAGCAAATAAGGAAGCAGGAGCTTCTGGATTAGAAAGAATTCTTGGTGGAATTACTGGAGCTGTTGGTGGATATTATGGTGGTAAAGGAATATTAGGCGGAGGTTCTAAATTTGGTATTCCTGGTTTTGAAACTGCTTCAAGTAAGTTTACTCCTTTTACACAAATTCCTGGTATATCTCAAATGTTACCTGCATCTATGAGACAACCAAAAGTAATAGGTACAGATAAATTTGGACAAGACATTCTTGAAAGAACCCCAACTAGTGGTGACGAAAGAAGTTTATTACAAAAATTATTGTACAAAAAAGACGACACTAGTGAAATTGATCCTTTAAAATTATTTGCAGGGGTATCTGGTTTAAGTTATTTATCGGGTGCATTCAAACAAGGTCCAGTTGATGTGTATCAACCAACTTATAATGTTGGTTATGATAGATTTTCAGAAGAAAGACCTGCATACTCATATATTGATCCTGCAACAGGAGAAGAAAAACAATACGAAGAAATTTATAAACCTGAAGCTGATCCAAGAAACAGAGGTGATTATGTTTCAGGACCTTATGCAATGACTAAGACAAGATTAAAAGAAGGTGGTTTAGCTGAAGTTAGAAAATTTAATGAAGGTGGTATAAACTATCTTCCATCAAAAGTTTCTCACGATGAATATGATGCAAACAATTATGTTAGAGCATCAGGTTATGTTGAGGATGGATCTGGAAACGGAGATAAAGACGAAGATACGATGTTAGCTCAATTAGCAGACGGAGAGTTTGTAACAAGAGCAGATGGTGTATTAGGCGCTGGAATCATAGCTGGAGCGAATCCAAATAGCATGAAAGATATGAGAGAAAAAGGTGCCCAATACTTTTATGAACAACAAAAAAGATTTAAAAGAATCTTTGATTTATTAGAGAAAGCAAATGGGCAGAACAGCAAAACAAACTAAACCTCAAGTAAACGTTGTAGCAGTGGCTGCTAAAGACGTTCAAAAGTTTTGGCCTTTATCTGAATTTATGGTGGCTGAAGCTTTAAAATATTCAGGTGAATATGCAGATCCAAAGCACATCTATGACGAATTAGTTGCAGATAAGATGCAGCTATTTATTATGTTTGGTTCTGATGAATCAGAAGAAAATAAAGTTTTTGGTACATGTGTTACAAATATTTCATCAATGCCTAACTACGATCAATTAGAGATTGTAATATGCACTGGTAAAAGAAGAGACTTATGGGAAGACAAAATTGTTGCTACAATAACAACATTTGCAAAAGCAAATCAATGTAAAAGACTTTGTATTTGGGCAAGACCTGGTTGGGAAAGGGTTTCTAAAAAATGGGGTTGGAAGAAAAAACATGTACAATTAGTAAAGGATATTAAATAATGAGTTTTATAACTAATCTTTTTAAAGGTGGTAAATCATCAGCACCAACTTCAAAAGCTTCAACTCCTGCATCACAAACATCATTTGTAAGAGAAGCTCCAGGTATTGAAGAAAGAAAATTAGAATTAATGGACATTGCGAGACAAGTCGCACAAAAACCAATTCAATTACCAGCTATGCAGGTTGCGGGTAAAGGTTTAGGATCTGCATTACAACAACAAGGTTTAACTGCAGCAGGTACAACCGGTGTTGGTGCTCCAACAGTACAACAAGGTATTGGACAAGTTTTAGGAGCAGCAGCTCCAGTAGGTGCTTCACAAATTTCGCAATATTTAAATCCATATCAATCATATGTGACTAATGAAATTGCAAGACAAGGTCAAATGATGCAAAACCAATTAGCTGCTCAAGCAGTTGGACAAGGTGCATTTGGTGGTGGGAGAGAAGGTGTTCAACAAGCTGAATTACAAGCCAGAACATTAGAAGCCATGGGTAGAGCACAAGCTCAAGGATTTGGAACTGCCTTAGATGCAGCTCAAAGACAACAACAATTTGGATTACAAGCAGGACAACAACTGGGACAACTTGGTTTAGGACAACAACAAATGGCTCAAGCTGATATTTCTCAATTAATGGGTGCTGGTGGTATTCAACAACAACTTGCACAACAAGCATTAGATGCTGCAAGACAAACTCAATTACAACAACAATACGAACCTTATCAAAGAGCAGAGTTCCTTGCGAACTTATATGCTGCAGGACCTAAATCACAATCTGGTATTACAATGACTACGACACCAGGTACAAGTCCGTTAGCACAATCTATTGGTACGGGACTAGGAGCATTCGCAGCATATCAAGGTGCACAACAATAGGAGGTTAAATGGCTATAGATAAAGTTTTAAATCGTCCTATATTCAGACAAGCCGCACTAAAGAAAGGTCATTTAAAACCTATTAAAGCAAGAATTGGTCAAATGGTTGGAATGCCAACTGGCGGTAGCACAGCTTATAATCCTAGAAGAGTTCCAGCTGTAATACCAGGGCAAGGACCATATACTCCAAAAACTCCAAACATGTTTCAAAGAGGTTTAGGTGCAATTAAAAAAGGAGGAATATCTGCTTTAGGTTTACCTGCATATGCAGGATATACTGCTATGTCAGAAGGTTTAAATGCATTAGGTTTAAGAGATAGACCTGAAGTAACTGTACCTCTTTCACTAGCTGCAGGCTACGGTGCAACTAGATTACCAATATCAGCTGCTTTAGCAGGAACAGGATTTATACCAGGTGCTATAGGTGTAGCAGGTATTGAAGGATTAGCTGCATTAACAAGAGCAGGAGTTAGAGAAAGAGAAAGAATTAAAGCGATGTCACCTGAAGAAAGGGCAGAGTTTGAAAGAATGAATAGAATAAAAGCTTTAGAAGGAGAAGCGGGAGGATATACTGACGAAGAATTATTTGGAAAATTTGTACCTAAACAAAAACTACCATCTGTTTCAGATGTTAAACCTAAAACAGATTTGGAAAAAAGAAAAAGAGTTAGAGGGGTAAGACCTGAAACTGAATCTGTTGTAGATCAATTGACATTACCTGATAACAAAGCAACTGTCGATAATAATCTAGTTGATATAGATAAAGTTGTTCAAAACCAAGGACCTTCAATGTTGGATATTGCAGGGCCTAGTGAACCTAAAAAACCAGAACAAGTTAAAGTTGTATCTAAAGAACAAGAAGAGGACAAAAAGAAAACAAACGAGCAAGCGAATGCTGCAGTAGTTACAGCAGGGGCTAAAACAGATTTAAATAAACCAGGTAAAATAACAGCGGCTGACGGAACACAAGTTACTGATAATGTTATTGAAAGAGCAAAACAAATAAGAAAAGAATTAATGGCTGGTCAATCTTCACAAGCTAAAATGGTATTTTTAGCTAATCTTGCAGCGGGTTTAATGTCAGGAACTACAGCTAAAGCAGGAATAGGTGGAGCATTAGAAGTATTTGGTAAAGCACTTGGACCAGCTGTAAATAATTATGCTGCAATTAAATTAAAAGAAAATGAATTAGAAAATGAATTTATGTCTGATGCTTTAGAACTTGCACAAGAAGAAATTGAAGCAAGAAATGCTTTATTAGAAGCACCTGATTTTCCAGATGCAACTGCAGGTATTATACAATTCTCTGATGAAAGAGGTAATGTAAGAAATATGTCTGCAAGACAACTTAAAGATGGAACTATTCAAATAGCTGTTCCAGGACAAATGGATCAGTATGGAAGACAATTATTCCAAACAGCACCTGTTGGAACATTCGATAGATTTGTAGAGGCTAAATATGCAACTAAAGAACAAGGTGAAACTTTAAGAAACTTATCTGGTAAATATAAAGCATACAACCTTGGTAGAAGAACAATTGATATTTTAAGAGAAGCTGAAGGTGCAGATAAAAAGTTTGCGGGTCCTGCTGGTCGATTCAACTTATTTACTACACGTTTAGGAGATGCATTAGATGACTTAGGTTTAAGTTTTGCTGGATCTAAAGAAGATGGTTTAAGAAGGATAGAAGAACTTAAAGATGACTATGTAAGAGATTTAGTAAATGATGGAATGTCAGAAGAAGAGGCTAGAAATTTCTTAGATAAAAACTTTGGTAAAACAGATAAATTATTTGCAGATACATTAAAATCAATGGGTATGTTTAGAGATGAGACTGATGCTGCTAACCTTGAAAGATTAGCGATCAATGAAACGATACTAACATATGCGTTAGCTAACTCATTGAAAGACAAAGACAGATTAACACAAAAAGACATTGAGATGGCTAAAGATCTAGTTAACATCTTCCCATTATTAAGAGGTCAAAAACAAGTTATTAAATCACTTGAAGCAGTTAATGAAACAATACTTGCTGATATATCACGACTTGAAAACGATTACCAATTCTCATTCTTTGGTGATTCATCAACAATTGATAACTACAGAAGAAAATATGGTTTAATGGGTCCTGAAGCTACATCAACTAATCAAATAGTAAATCCATTTAAAGATCAAAGCACACAAGAATTATTGGAGGCTTTCTAATGGCTATTACAAAAGAAGAACTTCAAAAAAGATTAGATGATAAATCTTTAGATCCATCTAAATTAAATCAAAGACAAAGACAAATCATTGATGAGTTAATTGATAGAGGTGAATTAAAAGGCCCTAAAATGTCTGTGCTTGGTGCACAAAGACAAACTGCTGCTAAAGAAGTAGCACGTAGAGAAAGTTTTTATAAAGATCCAATCGCTGCTGCATTAGAAGCAGAAGATTCTATTTTTAAAGGTAGACCAACCGCAGAACTTGCAGGTGACTTATCGGGATCTATTGCACCCTATGTAACCATGAGAAAAAAAATATTTGGTGCAGCCAGATCAGGTAACTTATGGCAAAGAGGACCAGGAAAAATGTTACAAGCTGCTACAAAAGTTGCAGATAAACTACCAGGACGATTTAAATTATTAGGTGGTGCATTAAAATTAGTTGCAAGAGTTGCTGATACCCCAGCTAAAGTATTACAAAGTCCATTAGGAAGAGCAGAAGCTTATTCAGTGTTAGGAGGTTCTGTTGGTGCAGGTGCAGGTTCAGTTACTTACGATATGTTAAATGAACAAGCAGGATTAACAATTGCTAATGCAATCACAGATGAGTTTGCAGATTTACCTGATAGAGACATTGATCAAGATATATTACTAAATGCTGCACAAGCTACAAAGACTGCTGCATATTGGAATGCAGGAGCTGCAGCGCTTACTCCATTTATTAGTGGGCCATTAGGTAAATTAGGTTCAAAATTATTTGGAACCAAAGGAACTAAAGCTAAAGAACTTGCAGAGTATGCAAGAGATAAAGGATTACCATTACCACTTAACACAGCTATTGAAGATGGTTTGTTATCAGATGTTGGTAGAAACTATTTTAAAACTGTGGGTGTATTTCCATTTATATCTGGAATTGGTAGATCAGCATTAGAGGGAGCTGAACAAGCTGCAGGTAAACAATATTTAAATTCATTAGCAGAGTTTGCACCTATTATGAAAACCTCAGCATTATCATCATCAATCTACAATCAAGCAGCTAAAGTGTTCCAAGAAAGATCAGCATTGATTGGTGCTAAGTATAAAGCATTTGATACATTAGCTGACACTGTAGGTAACCCAAAAGTCATTAGAATGACAAACTTGCAAAAAAGAGCTAAAGAATTTTTAAATGAAAATACACAAATGTTTCCTGAATTAACTGGTTATGTTTCGGGTTTTAGAGAGATAGATATAAAAAACATAGATAAACTTTTAAAAGCTGAAGGTGATCCATTAAATTTATTCATGCAAGCATCTATAGCTATAAGTGATGAAATGATTACTCCAAAACAATACAAAGGTTTGATGCAAATGATGAATAGAGCTATTGAAGGAACACAATACCAAAACGTCAGAGCATCTATTTGGGGTTTAAGAGAAGCTATGGAAAATGATTTAAATGCATTTGGTTCTAATTTAACCAAAGATAATTTTTTAAAAGACCAAGGTATAAGAGAAACTTACGAGGAAATGACCAAGCAACAAGGTAAAGAATTTGCTGATGCATACATTGCTAAAAATGTTGCTGATTCAGAACAATTGTACAATAAACTTTATGATGCTAATGCCACATTCTCAAGTATTATGGGATTCTATCAAAAAATGGGTGTCCCTAAAAAACTAAGAGCATTTGATAGCACATTATTTACTAATAAAGGTGTTAACAATATTTTAGGTACAGAAAGATTATCAAGAGACCAAGTATTTCAAACAATGGAAAGAGATGTATTTGCATCTAATTCCCCTGATGCCATAGAACAATTTAAAGTATTGCTAGGTGCAACAGGAGCAAAAGCAACGGACAATGGAAAACGGTTATTCGATGCAGCTAAATCAAGATATATGTTTAATGCATTCTTATCTTCATTTGATACTGCAGGAAGTCCAGCGGCTCAATCAATCTTTAAAGATGTAGTTGGTCAATCTGCAGGAGTTAAAGCAGGAACTGAATATGCACAAGACGCAATGAAAAGATTAGGAACAGAGGAGTTACAAGCTGCAAGACAATTTAGTATTGATGATGTTAAATTAAACAACGGTATTTACGACATCAGTCAAATTAGGTTTAGCCCAAAAGATTTTGCTGATTTCAACATTAATAAATTCATGAACAAACTTGGTATTGGTGAAGCGACTTCTGATATTGGTAGAGAGAAGATGGTTAAATTATTAGGCCAAGATGGAACTAATGAGTTTTACAAATTTACAAATTATATGAAAGCGATTTCGGATGTTCCTCTGTCCGATACATCTACCTTCCTACAGAGAAGAATGACACTCGGATCATTTGGATCTGTAGCAGGTGGTATGTTTGTTGGAGCAGGGATGTTTACAGTAAATCCATTTGCACCAGCAATATTTTTATTATTAGCTAGACGTGCAGGAAGAATGTTAACGGATCCAACTGCAATTAGATATATGAACGATGCATTGTTACCTGAGGAATTGATTAAAGGTTTGAAAGGTAAGAAGATTGGATTTGATAATAAGTTTAGTATTAGAAGTATTAATCCTAAATTAACTGCAGCAGGCTTAACACAAAAGAGAGAAGCTTTTGCAAGACTAATGAATTACTTATCTGATGAAGATAAAGATTTACCTAAAGTAAATCCTAAAACAGTTGATCCAAAAGCAATACAACAAGAATTATTAAATCAAAGTTATAAAATTGAACAACCAATTTATGATGAAAAGAATCTACCAAAAGAAACTGTTGAGTCTATGTTTGCACAAGACTTTACAGGATCATCAGGTAATGTTGAAACAGATAATCAAATGGTTAATTACTTACAATCATCATTAAGAAACAGACAAGAAGTAGAAATTGATGAAGCAGCTAGAGATGAAGAAGCTGATCAAGGTATGATTACTGAAGATATAGAACAAGAACTAGTTGATCCAACTGCAGCGATGCAACCCCCAGCAGCACCGGCTACCGGACAAGTGACACCGCAACAAGTACAAGCTTTATTTCCTAACGATCCATTAAGTGCTCAAATAGCTGCTAGGAGAGGACAATCATAATGCCTAGATCTAAATCTGCCTTAGAAAAAATAGAATATCATGAAAAAGTCTGTAGAATCATGCAGAAACAAACATTTGATAAGATAGAAAAAATGGAAGCTAGAATTCTAAGAATGGAAAAATTTATTATTGGTGGCTTAACTGCAATACTTTTAGCTGTACTTTCAAATCATCTGTAGTATTAATGATGCATGAAGCTCATTAAAAAATATCCATACAAACATTACAATAGATTCTCAGATACCACAGGACGTAAATATTTAGTAGATAGTATTAAAGTACCTAGTGTAACAACAATATTATCTGCAACTAAAGATAAAAGATTTTTAGACAACTGGAGAAGAAAAGTAGGTAATGAAGAAGCTGATCGTATAATGAACCAGGCATCTACAATTGGTACTGAAATGCACCAAGTATTAGAGTATGCATTGAATGGACAAGGATACTACAATGCATCTGAGGAAGGTGCTAAGCCTAGAATGATGGCTAAAACCATACTTAAAAATATAGACATAACTGAAATATGGGGTAATGAAATAAGTTTAGAATATCAAAATAAATTTGCAGGTACATGCGATTTAACTGCTGTAGCTTACGGAAAGCCTAGTATTGTAGACTGGAAACAAGCAAATAAACCAAAAAAAGAAGAATGGGTAGAAGACTATAAACTACAGTTGGGTGCCTATTATTTAGCCCATACAGCCAATTACGGCCCCATAGAGCAGGGTGTAATAGCAATCTGTACCCGAGACCTACAATACCAAGAATTTAAGCTCTCAGAGCCTGATTTAAAGGAATATGGAGATAAATTTTTAGAGAGAGTAGAACAGTTTAATAAGTTAAATCAACCAGCTCTTTAGTTCTTCTTCACCCAAAGTCTTAGCAGCAACCCTACCTTTTTTAGTTAAAGACTTCATGATAGCTTCATCTAAAGTACCTTTGGCTACAATATCTACATAGACAACAGTACCCTTTTGACCCATTCTATGAGCTCTATCTTCAGATTGCATTCTGACTTCAAGATTATAATTATTTGAATAATAGATTACTGTGTTACAAGCAGTAAGAGTAAGACCAAAACCCCCAGTAGTTGGATTACCAACAAGGAACCGTACCTTAGGGTCCTTTTGAATTTTCTCGACAGCTTCTTTTCTAGTCTCAACATCTATAGCTCCATAAATACTTACTACTGATTCTTTACCGTATTTTTTTTCTAAGAAAGAAATAATTTCTTGGATATTGTATATATAGTTAGCCCATATAATAACCTTGCCATCTGTTTCTTCAAGTATCTCCTCTAAAGCCTTTAGCTTTTGGGTATGTAACTGCATAATCTCACCATCATCATTTTTGGTAAAACCATTACAGACTTGGTGGAGTTTAATTATTTCAGTAAGTTTATTTGAAAAGGATATTGTACTGTCTTCAACAATAGCTAAAGCATTTGTTCTTAACTTCTCATATATTTTTTTAGCATCCCCCTCTAACTCTATATTTCTTTTCAATCTAACCTTAGGCTCTAAATCTAGACACTCATCTTTACGAACGCGGCTAGAAAATCCTTTAAGTTTATTTTCTAATTCCTCTAAATTTTTGTAGTATTTAGGTATAGATATCCAACGATTCGATCCAACGGGAATATCACCCATTTCTGCATATCTATTTCTAAAAGTTAAATAACTAGTAAAGCCTAAAAGTTCTGGATTTAAGAACGCACATTGTGTATATAGATCCAATGGAGATTTTGTTATTGGCGATCCTGTTAGGATACGCCTTATGGCGGATAGTGTTCGTAATTTTAATATGTTTTTTGTTCGTATTGCTGTTCGGTTTTTTATTGTTGTGGATTCATCCAATACTACCATATTTAATTTATTAGCTTTTAAATAATTCACACAAGCATCCAAACCTCTTTTAGTTGACAAGGCTTCAACATTAATTAAAAATATTTTTAAATCTTTTGATTGTTCAAATTTGTAATAATCTTTTGGTTTATCTAAATTCCATCTAAAAACATCATACTTAGCTACATCAGGTAAATGTGTTTCAATTTCTGTTTCCCAATTAGTATAAACTGATTTAGGAGCAATAATTAATGACGCAGTTATCTTTCTTTGAAAAAATAACCAAGCCATGTTATCAATTGTAACTTTTGTTTTGCCTGTACCCATCTCCATAAAATAAGCGTATTCAGATTTATCTGCTGAATTTTTTAACGCTAATCTTTGGTGCTCGTACGGCTCAGTCTTATACGGGTATTTCCACATCTGAAAACTTTTTATATTTTTTTGTTGCAACCGTCAAATAAATATTTATAAGGCGGTTAAGGAGGAAAACATGGATATCGAACAATTGTCAAAAATTGACATTAGCACAGATAGTGTCAATTCGATAACTCAAAAATGTGACGAACTTCAAAAGCTGCAAGCAGAAGCTGAACAGCTTGAAGAAAAACTTTCTTCTATAAAATCTAAAGCTAGAGATTATGAAGAGAGAATAATACCTGAAATGATGCAAGAGGCAGGTGTGTCTAAGCTTGAATTAAAAGACGGTACTAAGGTTGAAGTAAAACCTTTTTACGCAGCTAAGATACCTGAGTCTAGAGTTGAGGAAGCTTTCAGTTGGTTGAGAACTAATGGTCATGAAGACTTAATAAAAAATACTATTACAACTCAATTTGATAAAGGCCAAGACAACCAAGTATCAGAGCTCATAAATGTTTGTGAGAAATTTGGATTTAACTACAACCAAAAACAAAAAGTTGAACCAATGACTCTAAAAGCATTCGTAAGGGATCAAGTCGAAAATGGAAAAGAACTACCATTCGACATGTTTGGAGTGTATATTGCTAACAAGACTAAGATAACAAATAAGGAGAAATAACAAATGATAACAAAAGACGAAAAACGAACGACTAAAGACGTAGAAGTGATGGCTAAAAAAGGAGGAGCATTAGCAGCAATTGATTTAGAAAACTTTGCTGATGAAGGGTTTGAAAATGTAGACTCAAAGAGTATGCAATTACCATTCCTAAAAGTCCTTGGACAGCTATCACCACAAGTAACCCAAGGTGATAGTCAATTCATGGAAGAAGCTAGACCTGGAATGATTTTTAATACTGTTACAGACCAGTTATATAATGGTGCAGCAGGTATTACAGTTATTCCATGTTATTATAAGCTTGAGTACATTGAATGGAAAGATAGAGATAAGGGAGCAGTAGCACCTGTGAATGTCTATCCTGCAACTTCTGACATTATGTCAAAAACGACTAGAGGCGATGATGGTAAAGACAGACTCGATAATGGTAATTACATTGAAGAGACTGCTTCTCATTACGTTTTAGTTTGTGAGGAAGGTGCACAATCAACAGCACTTGTGACTATGAAATCCACTCAAAGAAAAAAATCTAAGAAGTGGAATTCTATGATGATGTCTTTAAGACAAAAGAAAAAAGATGGTTCTGGTTTCTTCAAACCTGCACCATTCACGCAGCAATACAGAATGAAAACTGTATTAGAAAAGAATCAATTAGGTTCTTGGTATGGTTGGGAGATTGAACATATTGGCCCTGTGGCTGATGCCTCAATCTTAAATGCTGCACATAGCTTTTATGAAACTTGTAAAAAAGGATCAGTAAAAGTTAGTCATGGAAACGAAGAGAGCGCAGAAAAAACTCCATTCTAATCTATGGACATACTTGACAAAACCTTGGAAGAGTTTGTAGAACTCTTCCAGGGCTCTTCCACATATTTTGGTGCTAGTGTTCCATTAGGTCAAAAGCGCGACCGTGATGGAAAACAAGAATTCAGACATTGGGTTGAACCTAATCCAATGACCAAGGAACATTGGTTACAACATTTAAAAGGAGAAGCTTACTATGGATCAGTTCCCATTAGAGATGATAATACATGCTCTTGGGGGGTCATCGATGTTGATCGTTATAATATACAGCATAAGGAAGTTATATCGATTATACGGAAAAGAAAATACCCATTAGTACCATTTAGATCTAAATCTAATGGTATGCATTTAATATTATTCATTGATGGTGTTGTTGCAGCATCTGAAATGAGAAAAAAATTAATTGAGATTGCATCAGACTTAGGTGTTAATGACACCACCACAGACATATATCCTGCACAGGATGAAGTAGATCTAACTCCTGAAGATTGGAATAAAAAAAGAAAAGGTAACTTTGTAAACTTACCTTATCAAAAAGCTCACATGACTACCAGAGTTGCTATGGATAATGAAGGTAACTCAGTAAAATTAGAAAACTTATTTAAGTTTGTATCTGAATATAGAATTAATCCAAAAGAATTTAAAAAATTAAAAGTATTTCAAGATGATGAAACAAAAGATTACCCACCATGTGTAATTAATTTTATGAAAAATAAAGTTAAAAAAGGTGAAGGTAGAAATGATGCAATGTTTAATGTTGCAGTGCTAGCTAAAAAAATAAATCCAGATCCAGTTATGTATCAAGATTGGACTAGAAAAATGATGAATAAAGTTTGTAGTGAAGAGTTACATCCAAAAGAATTAGAAAATATATTTAAAGGTGTTGAGAACAAGGAGTATGCTTATAAATGTAAAACATCAATTGCAAGAATGCATTGTTCATCAAGCACTTGTTTAAGACGTAAACATGGTATTGGTAATAATGAAGCTTTACCTGAAGTCGGTAAATTATTAAAAGTAAATTCGTATCCAGAACCTTATTGGATACTGCCTATTCAAGGTAAATCAATTCGACTATCAACTAAACAACTCTACCAGCAGCAACTCCTTGGAGAACAATTATTAAATTATGATATTGTGTGGCGAACACTTAAACCAAGTAAAAGGGATCCAGATCCATATAGAGATTGGTTAGAGGAATTGATTGCAAACAAACAAGACATGGAAGGGTTTGATGCACATGAAGAGCAATCTGATGTGTTTAATTCTAGAATGACAAGATTTTTAGAAGATGTTGAGGATACTACTGAATTTGATCAAATAGATAATGGTAACATTTGGAAAGATGACACTGAAATGAGATTCAAATTAGAAACCTTTAAAAATTTTATGAAAAAAATGGGTTACAATTGGAATGAAAAAGAGTGTACTAAATTTTTAGAATCTGGTGGAGCTAAACCTAAAAAGAAATTTCAAAGTATTGATAGCAGACACTGGCTTGTAGAACTACCTAAACAAACCGAACATAAAAATAAAGATGTCAAATTCGTTAAAGCAAAAGCTGCATGGGAAGACAATTAAGATCTTTGGACCACCAGGCACAGGAAAAACAGAAAATTTACTTAAGCGTGTGCAGCGCTATCTTAAACAAGGATATTCTCCCGATGAGATCTGTTATATATCATTTACCAACAAAGCAGTTGATGAATGCGTTGCAAGGGTTAGGAAAAGATTTAAAGAATATGACGAAGACGATTTTAAATATTTTAGAACCTTACATTCTTTGGCACGACAACAGTTTGCTGAGATTCCCGTTTTAGATCCTAAGGTGGATATGTTGATGTTTCATACACAGTACGGAACAATTAAAGTTAATTTTAAAGAAGGCCATGATGAACAAAAAGTTTATAATAATTGGTCTTTACAGATATATGACCGAGCTAGAAATATGAAGGTGGATCCTGTGTGGTTATATAAACAGCAGCCCAGAAAAGCGGTGAGGTTGCAGCAGTTCAAATCTATTATTGCAGGTTACGAAGAATTTAAAACAATGGAACTGGAGAACGGACACCGGACAGCGGACAGGCTTGATTTTACAGACATGGTACAAAAGTTTATTGATGATGGTGTATCCATACCCTTTAAAGTATTAATGGTGGATGAAGCTCAAGATTTAACACCGTTGCAATGGGATTTAGTTGTGAAGTTAGCTCAAGCAGTTGAAAGAGTTTATATTGCAGGGGATGATGATCAAGCAATCTATGAATGGAATGGTGCAGAAGTAGAACACTTTCAAACGTTTCCAGGAAGAAAATTAATTTTAAAAAAATCTGTAAGGTTAAATAAGAATATACATTTCTTTTCTAAATGTATTTTAAATTCTATGGGTGACAATCGAGTAGAAAAAGAATTTTATTCTAATGGTAAAGAAGGGGCCATTTATAGATGGAATGGATTAAAGAAAGTCCCTTGGGATATGGATGGATCTTGGATGGTGTTGGCTAGAATTAATGATGTTAAGAGAGAACTGCAGCAAGAGGCACGTAATTTATCGTTGTATTATCAAGATGTTAAGGGAAATAAGTCCTTTGATCCGAATCAGTTTGCAGCTATTCAACATTGGAATAAAATATGTGAGGGTGGGAGTATTACCAGAGAAGAAGCTACAGTCATGTATGAGTATTTATTAAACATAGATCACGGATACCGGTCAGCGGAAAGTAAAAAATGGAGCTTTGCTCACCCCAATCAAGTATTTAATTTTGATGAATTACACCTCAGATGTGGTATGAGAGATGAACGAGGTGAATGGGAAGATGTTTTTAAAAGAAAATTTAAAGAAAAAGATAAACAATATTTTAAAAAACTTATGAAAGAAGGTGTAGACTTATCACAACCACCAAAAATAATTATTGATACGATACATCAAGTTAAAGGTGGAGAAGCTGATAATGTTGTCCTGGCGAGCAAATGTAACTTTCCATCTCATTATGACAAAAAGAATTTGCAGGATAAAGTAAAAGAACTTAGGGTTTGGTATACAGGTGCCACTAGATCCAAAGGTACGCTGCATTTATTAGGTACCAATCATCAATACAATTTTCCACTTGGAAAATATTATAAACTATATGAGGCTAACTATGTCAAATAAAGATATGTTCGATGAAGTATTTCCGCAAAATAAACAGATAGGCGGGAATCACTACAAGGACTTTACCATTCAACCCTATGAATTTATTTCAAAAAATAATTTATCGTTTTTCCAAGGGAACGTTATTAAATATGTTTGTAGATATTTAGGTAAAAATGGAATAGAAGATTTAGAAAAAATTAAACATTATTGCGACTTAGAAATCTTAAAGTTAAAAGATGGAAAAAGAAAAAAGTAAAGTTGACTGTGAGTTTTGTAAAACTAAAAAAGCTATTGTAATCGAGGATAAAAAATACTACTGTCCCGAGTGTTACATCAAAATAAAAAAAATAGATGACCCATCAACTTAATTTTATTTACAATGACTCAGACTGGGTATGTCCTTCTGAATACCCTGATTTATCTCAAGCAAAAGAAATAGCAATTGACTTAGAAACTAAAGATCCAAACATTAAAACAAAAGGTTCGGGTTGGGCTACATTTGATGGTCACATCGTTGGGTTTGCAGTAGCAGCATTTGATCAACAATGGTATTTCCCTATCTCTCATGATGCGGGAGGTAATATGGATTTATCAATGACCACTGCTTGGATGCAAGATATATTAAAAACTCCAGCTACTAAAATATTTCATAATGCAAGTTATGATGTTGGTTGGTTACTTGTAAATGGTTTTGAGATTAGAGGTAAAATTGTGGATACCATGATTGCTGCAGCTCTAATCAATGAGAATAGATTTAGTTTTAGTTTAAATGCCTGTGCTAAAGATTATTTAGGTGAAATTAAAAATGAAACTTTTTTAAATGAAAAAGCAAAAGAATGGGGAATAGATCCTAAAGCTGATCTATGGAAATTGCCTGCAGGTTACGTAGGTTTTTATGCTGAACAAGATGCAGCATTAACTTTAAAACTTTGGCAACGATTTAAAACAGAAATAACTAAACAAAGTTTACATGATGTTTGGGAAATGGAAATGGAACTTCTTCCTATCTTAATTGATACACGAAGAAGAGGAATTAGAGTGGATGAAGAGAAAGCTCTTCTGTTAAAGAAAGAATTTAAAACTAAAGAAAAAAATGTTTTACATAAAATTAAACAAGAGACAACGATTGATGTAGATATTTGGGCTGCTCGATCGGTAGCGCAAGTGTTTGATAGAATTGGGGTAGACTACCCACGGACAACGAAAACCGAAGAACCAAGCTTTACCCAAAATTGGCTAGTAAATTGTGATAACCCGATAGCGCAACTAATAAGACAAGCAAGAGAAATAAATAAATTCCATTCAACATTTATAGACTCCATTTTAAGATATACCCACAAAGGTAGAATTCATTCTGAGATTAATCAGTTACGATCTGACCAAGGTGGAACTGTATCTGGACGTTTATCATATTCAAATCCTAACCTCCAGCAAATTCCTGCAAGGAATAAAGAGATGGGTGATAAAATTAGAAGTTTGTTTTTACCTGAAGAGGGAAGACAATGGGGTAGTTTCGACTACTCACAACAGGAGCCTAGGCTTGTTGCACACTACTCTGCAGCGCTTAATGATAATTATGCATTAGAAAGTGCTGCGGAGTTTATAGAAGCTTATCAAAATGAGGCTGCTGATTTTCATCAAATTGTGGCAGATATGGCAGGAATATCGCGAACTCATGCCAAAACTATCAATTTAGGGTTATTTTATGGCATGGGTAAGTCAAAATTAGCTAGAGAATTAGGGATTGACAAAGATAATGCTGAAAGATTGTTGCAAACTTACAATAGTAGAGTACCTTTTGTTAAAAGATTAGCTACTGAGGTATCTAACAGCGCATCTAAATATGGCTTTATTCGAACAATAAGGGGTCGTAAATGCCGATTTGACATGTGGGAGCCTGCTACTTTCGGAATGAACAAAGCGATGGATTACGAGGCTGCTAAGGCCCATTATGGTAATAATATACGTAGAGCCTTTACTTATAAGGCTTTAAACAGATTAATTCAGGGATCTGCTGCTGATCAAACTAAACAAGCTATGATTAATTGTTATAAAGCAGGTTACAAACCATTGCTGCAAATTCATGATGAATTATGCTTTTCAATAGACAGTGAAAATGATATTAAAGACGTTAAGGAGTTAATGGAAAATGCAATCGAACATCTCAAAGTACCTTTCAAAGTTGATATTGCCCTCGGAAGATCCTGGGGAGAAGCTAAGGAATAAAGACTGCAAGACCTGCAACAACACAAGAGTTATTCTTGAGGTTGAGGATCTTGAGATTCATTCGAAGAGTCCTTGTCCTGATTGTTCTCCGACTCCTGATTATTTTCGGAAGCTTGCTGCTCTTTAAACTGTTTATAATAATTTGGGTGTTTCCATACAAACGTCATTTTTTTTCTCCTAAGTTATTTTTTTACCAATTATAACATGGACGTTTTTTCAAAAATTTATTTTATTGAATTCTAGAGGGTTGACAAGATCAGGGGTTTCATTCTGGCTGCGACACTGGATGCTTTTTGGTGACTCTGTTATTTTTATCACGAACTCTGTCTTTCCATCTTAAATCTATCTCTAAAACTTGATCATTGTTGCCATGACAAATTTTTATTAAGTGACCTTGAGATGTATCACTTATCCAATATTTTTTATAATTATTTATTACAATTGATTTTGCCATTAATTTAATTTTTCTCTTCTAACTTCATCAACCGTGTCCTGGTCAAGCTTCATTCTAACACCTGCTCTAATTAATTTATACTGTTTTGGATTGGTGTGTTTTTCTATTTGTAATAGTGAACTAATTAATTTTATTGCAGCACTCACTTTATCATTTTTGTATGGTTCATAATCATGGACAATCATTAACTTGTGCAGCTCATAAAACTGGCCCCACTTAACAAAAGATTTTTCCCATTGTTTTAATTTGGTTTTAGTCCAATAGTTTTTAGGTTTTTTTCGGGACATGGGTAGCCTAGAGAATAATTGAAAAAAAAATAAAAAGCTAGTTTTTTTTAACTAGCAATATCGTAAAGACCTTTTTTAGCGTCTTCAACACTTTGATCATTAATCTTTTTTTTAAGATCTTTGATCTTTATATCGATCCACCTCATGTCAGATGTTACTCTCCCCTGTGCCAACGCTTGTGTTGCCCACTTGGACTCCAACTGAAGCTTTTCCGATATTAACTTTTGTAGTTGCATCTCGGTCAACCTCCTCGAAGGTTATAAACAGAAAGTCCGGGTTATGAAAACCAGCACCTTCATGCTCTGTTACATCTCCTGAGTCAACCTTCTTTGAAAACGTCTCAAGAGCGGCCTTATCGTTCTCAGCCTCAAGCATCTCATTAATATATATATTTTTATAGTTTGCTTGGACGCGATATAGCTTCATAAGGGATTATATATCAAAACACACAGTAAATGCAACTATGAGGGTGTTCCAGGCTTAGGAAGGGGTATAATTGGCTTTTTGCCTACCTTTTTGCATTCAAATTTTACCGCTAATTCTGCATCATTTACATCTTTAGGGTTTAATTGTTCTAAAGATTTACCTGCAATATCATAACCTGCAAGGGCACAGGATCTATGATCGTTAAATTCCATGTTCACATGTAATGATTCGTAACATTGATTTGTTAGCAAGGTGCATAAGTGCAGTATTAAAATAAACTTCATAGTCCTATATTATCCTATCTTATTTAATCCTTGCAATTATTATTTTAATGTTTATAACTATTGCATGACTAACAAGGAGTGTATCATGAATGTAATAAAACTTAAATCCAATAGTGAAACATTTACTAATTGGATTAAAGAAGTTGATGATATCTTGAGCAAGACTCAGATCAACAACGTTAATGGTGAACCGTTAGAGTATAAGGACGATCACTTTCAAGAGCAAATGCGTAGGTTGCAGCAGTGCTCTATGAACTTTGAAATGCATCCTATCTATCCGATAAATGAGCAGGTCGCGATGGATTTAATCTACAGCCACATTGAAGGAGAGAAGAATAAATATGATCAATCAGTTTTATAAATTCTGTTTTTTAATCATGCTGCTAGTGATACCACCTAAAATATTTTTACTTTTAGTTGGGGCACTGCTTTACGTAACATTTAACTAACCAATAAGGAGAAAAAAAATGTCAGTTAAAGAAATAAAAAATAAATACTTTGCAACGAAAGATTATTCGTTGTTTAAAAAATCTAGAGGTAATCGTGAAGTTGATCACACTCATGTTGAAAGAATCAAACGATTGATTGCTGATAAAGATACGAAGGCTGCAATTACTGTAAATAAAAATTATGAAGTAATTGATGGTCAACATACCTTGCAAGCTAGAAAAGAGTTAGGTTTAGAAATTTACTTTATCATTTCTGAATCGGATGATGCTCTTGATACTGCAAGAATGAACACCGGAAAACGGAACTGGAACTTGGATAACTTTTTAAAGTTTCACTGCGATCGTAATAGACAAGATTATAAAATCTGCAGATCGAAGATGGAACAATTTGGGATGCCAGTTGCAGAAACACTTGCATTACTAAATGGTAAAGCAACTGTGTCTAAAGATATTACTGAGGAATTTAAACTTGGTAATTTTTCTATTCCATCTGGTAACATTGCAAAGTTTGATCGGATTGCAAAAGAGATGACACACATCGCTAAACAAATTGATCCGTCAACTACAAAGTTAAAAAGACAATTGATCAGAGCTTATTTAATTTTGTGCAAACATCCAAAGTTTAGTTTTGACAGGTTAAAATCTGCAATGCGATCTAAAGGTGGAAAACTTAATGCAGTTACATCAAAAGATGAATACATTGAACAACTCGATAGAGTGTATAATGGTGGATTAACCAGAGATAAAAAAATCGATCTACTAAAATTTGCACTTGACCGAGACTTTGATAAAAGAGAGGATGCAGCATAATGGACATAAATAAATGGAAATCCTGTGCAGTGGATATTGACTCTTATTGTATAATTCGAGCTATGGGTAAGGAAGGGTTTAGACGACCTGGTAACATGATAGCTAAATTAGTCGATGAAGAAGTTAAAAAAATTGCCAAAAAAGAAGGCAAATCTACTGAAGCGATGAGAGAGAATTTACTAAAGCAAGGGCGCGCACTGCTCAATAGTAAATAAGTTAGATCGGATCTGATTACTAACTGAAGAAGGGGCTGGGAGATCTGGCCCCTTTTTTTTGCTTGCAATCTAAAATTTAATTCTATATTAATCAATTAACGTATTCCTAAGCCTAAATGAGAAAGTGGGGCTTTTCAAAACACTTTATTTTCACAATAGCAACGAATAATTAGTTTTTAAATTAACAATTTAATTAGGAGACTAAGTGGCGAAACAGAAACTTAAGGCTAGTCCTGAAGCGTTAGAAAACACGTTAAGGAAATTGGTAATGATATGTCCTGATAAAAAGACATATGATGAACTAACGAGCTTGATGTTTCAGTTGTATTGTGGGAATGATTTTGGTTTAGGAAATTTCAGTCTTTCATTCATTGACAAAGTTGATGAGTGTTGGAAGATCGGTCGTAAAGCTGCAGCTAAGGCTAAAGGCATTAAACTGGTCTTTAAAAATGATGCGTGATTGCAGAGTATTTCCATATCGATATCTTTTCCCTCTCTGCAGTCACGTTTATCATGGACGATGAAACTTATCAGAATTTAGTTAATTACCATTATCATGTAATTGAGTCCTTAGATGGTGTAGGTAAGATGCGTTTCATTGAAGGGGTATTCGATGATTGGGTAGAAATACGAGAGCTGCAGTATCCTAAAAAGGAGCAATCTCAATACAGTGAACTACTCACCGACCTTATTAAAGATTTTGGGCACTAACATGTCCGAAAAGATTGTGAATGTAAAATACCCTGAGCAAAGGTTGTTCCAGGCAATCATTGTCCAGGCGTTTGAAGATTGTGTATTTAAAACGTATTCTAAAGTGGATGCTTATAATAAGGAAGATTCTTATAATTGGTTTAAAGATGGTGGAGAGGATTTTGATCGAGTGTGTTGGTTTGCGGATATGGATCCGAGTTTTGTAAGAGACCGTTTTTTAAAATTAAGAAAAGAGGGTGTAATAAAATTTTCTAAATCTGAACTTACTTGGATGGAGTATAGAGATAGATATAAACGATATCGAGCTGCCAATGATAAGGAATCAAGAAGAATTATTAAAAGACAGATAGACAGGTTAACCCTACCAGGCAAAAAAGAAAAATAACCTGGCAGGGAATTTAACTAACCTAAGAGAGCATAATGAAAAAAGATGCTCAATATCCATTGTACGTGAATCGGTAAAATTTAGCAAGGGTTATGTGAGAAAGGTTAAGGAAGAAAGGTTACCGGCCACCGGAAACCGAACCAGTTAAGGTAATCCAGTGGCCGCATATTTATAAAAAGCATATAATTATTATCATTTTCTGTGATTTGCTGCAATATTAAAAAATTTCTCTATATAGATATTCTAGAGTAATTGAAAAAGAAAAGTGCTCAGGGGGTAAAAGAGGTGTCCCTGGTGTCCCCGAAGAAGAATAATGTATATATATCAATACTTTAAGTACGTTTTTATGGTGTCCCTATGGTGTCCCTATGGTGTCCCTAAGGGACACCTAATCAATAAAAGTAATATAGGGTGTCTTGCGGGAACTCAACTTTTGCTTTTTTGAAAGTTGGACAGGGGTTAAAATAATCTATATAATAGAAAATTATTATGCCACTGAAAAAGAAAGAACTGCGAACTGAAGATGACTTGACTTTAAAGCAAAAGCATTTCATCGATATCTATGTTAAGAATTGGGGCAACATCACAAAAGCTGATGCTCTAAAACAGGCTGGCTATGATTGTAAGAATGAGAATGATTATTCTGTAATTGCATCTAGGTTAACAAATAGAAAACTAAATCCTCATGTTGTTAAATACATGGACAAAATTTACAAAGAAGAATGTGCTAAATACGAAGGTGACAACCTTAGACGTTATAAACGATTAGAACGTATAGCTCTTAGTGCGGAAGCTGATAAACAATATGCTGCTGCAATCAATGCTGAATATAGATCTGGTCAATTGGCTGGTCAATATGTTGATAGAAAAGAAGTTAAAGTAACAGGGTTGGAGGGCATGTCACGTGAAGAACTTGAAAACAAACTCAAGGAACTTTCAAACAAGATCGATGGTTACAACGCAAAGACCATTGACGTTGTCGAAAGCACAACTGAGCAAATTGAAGAAAGCTAGTTGGTCTGATTGGATTGTTACTTTTAACAAAGTACATAACCCACAACTTTATACATCTGTAGGAATTGTTAATGTAAGGACTAAAAATGAAAAAAAATAAACATTTTAAAAAGAATATTACTCCAATTGTAGTTGATGTTAAAGGTTTACCTGATAAAGTTAGAATTGGTTACAAGGATGTAAAAATTAAATATGTCAGACCTGATTTTAAAAAATGGCAGATGACTGATTGTTTTGGTGAATATGATTATAGACAAAATGTAATTCACATACAGCATGATTTATGTGGGCAAGAGAGAGCCAATACAACAATTCATGAGATAATGCATGCAGCTGTTCAAGTTGCAGGACTTAACCAAGAAAAAGCTCCATTGGAAAAAGAAGAACATGAAGAAGCTGTAGTTAATCAACTTACAAACGTGATGATGGGAGTTTTTCGAGATAACCCTTGGATAGTTGAAATGTTAAGAACTCAACTAGAAGATTCCGAACAATCTTGACTTCAATATGGCTGCTAAAAATCGTGAGTCATTACTTTGGCAAAGAATAAAAAAACATATCAATGATGTGTTCTTTACCCGCATAGAATCTAGCACAATCAATGGAATACCAGACATTCATGGTGTTGGTTTTAATAAAGTTTTTTGGTTAGAATTAAAATCAGACTATGTCAGTTATCCTAAGCTAAATAAATGGCAAATTGTTTGGATCAACAAGTATGTTAAAGCTGGTGGTATTGTGATTATCTGCAATGAGGCCCTCTTGGAGAGGCAGCTTAAACTCTACAGGTGTCCTGTATCCGGTTTTACTGATCCTCGGACACTGAAACCTCGTTTCTCGTTCTCGTTTCCCGTTCACTGGCCAACGGTGAAGAGATCGCTTCGCGAGCTGGTGCAGCAGGATCCTGAAGCAGAGGAGTAATCTCGTTTCTCGCACCAATTCTCGTTCTCGTTCAATAAAGAAACACGGCCACCGCTGGTCCTGCAGAGTCAGGGTCTCCAGCAGCGTAAGCTCGTTCTCGTTTGACAAACTATTTGGGTAAGGTATATATGTGATATGGGAGCTGGGATCAGGGAAACACCGACAACCTTCTTCAGCTCTCGTTCTCGTTCAATGAAGAAACCTCGTTTCTCGTTCTCAACCTTGAGCTTCCCCCGCAGAGTAGAAGCAGGTCGCTGGGGATCAGGAAATTTATCTGGACAGCAGGGAAGAAATGTGGGATAAGATAAGAAAGGAGAAAAGATATGGCCATTGATTTTGATGCATTAGATTTCGTTCGAAGCCAGAACAAATCTCGTTTGTATGATACAAGACTGAAGACCCTGCAGAAGGAGAACAGTGAGGTACACGAGCTGGCGTTACAGATGCTAAAGGAGTTACCAGATGAAAAGAGATGGAGCTTCGAAGAAAGATTAAAAAAAATTAAAAATAGTTCTTGACAGGAAGCCCATCGTATCTTATCTATACGCTGCTAACAACTAACCAAGGAGAAACAATATGCCGAAACAAAAGCTAAGCACATTAATTAAACAATTGAATGAAGAGAATGCGCCGCCTGAGGGATGGACCCCGAAGGACTCGGTAGATAAACCAGAGGCTGGAAAAACATATGCGTTGACCGGTGGCCCCGGCTCGCGTTGCATTGCGAATGGATTCTCGTGGAAGGACAGTGAAGTGCAGCAGGAGGAGCTGCAGCCGAAGCTGGGATCCAGGTGCTCGTAGGAGCTATGATTGTCTTATGGCTACTTTTTCCAAATGTCACTACGGTGGCGTTTGGACTGATCCTTCTCTCGCTCGTTGGCATACTCTAGTTCCCGTTCTCGTTTCTCGTCTAGAGCTGGTGCACGGCAGAGGAACTTCAGGTCTACCACTGGGGGCGTCAGCGAAGCAGTCGTACCCTACAGGATTTGGTGTGGCTTACCTTTCTAGTTTAGAATGATTCTAAAAGATAGTTGTTGCATTAGTCATAAGATATGATAAGAGAGAGAATTAACTTAACAAAGGAGAAAAAAATGGGAATGGACGTTTATGGAATAAACCCAAAAATAGTTGGGCAACAACCAAAAGAGCCGACTAACCTATACAATGGTAAAGAGCCTAAACCAACCGAGAAAGAAGTAAGAGCATACTACGACCAAAAGGAAAAGTTTGAAGAACAGAACTGTGGTGTGTACTTCAGAAATAATGTGTGGTGGTGGAGACCTTTAGCGAGTTTCATCTTTGAGAAAATACAATTCAAAGATTGGTTTACAGATGAACATGCTGAGGCTTTAGCAACAAATGGTGGTATGGAGTGGTCAGAAGAACAAGCCTTAGAGATTGCTCAAATAATCGAAGACGCATACACCATTGGCGAGCTAGACGATAGAGAAGTGCAACATAAAAAGAAAATGAAAGTTGCAGAAGATTGGAACGCAAAGCTTGAAGTAGAATTTCAAAAGCTACGAGATAAGCATAAGGATATTGCACCTATTGATTACCCACCAGAAGACAAAAAAAAGTGGGACGAACTATACGAGAGTACCGACAGGTATGCACACTATCCATTTAGTGCAGATAATTGCATGAGGTTTTGCAAATTTCTAAAAGAATGTGGTGGGTTTAAAATATGCTAGGCATTAAGAAAGAGGGCTCGCAAGAGCCCTCGCCTCGTTCTCGTAAAACTATTAAAGGTTGGGCTCTAAACTTAGCATGGTCAGACGGCACCGAAGAAATTTTAATCGATTTGCCAGATGATGTTGCAGAAAATATAGACAACTATTTAACCGAATATGAAAGTAAAAAATGATATTACCCTTATTGATAGACCTATTAAAAAAACTTAAAAAAAAATAAATTATTATGTTGCATAAGATATAATAAGATATATATTAAATCTGTATTCATAAGAATACATAACTAACTAATGAGGTATATATGACTAATGCAGTTAAAAAGCTAAAGCAAGATGAGAAAAAAGTTATTCTTGCTTATGCTCAATTAAAGCTAAAGTCTAATAGACTAGCTAAAGAGTTAGACACACTTAAACAGAATGTTGTTGATGTGTTTAATAGAACAAACCAAAATTTTATTGTTGTGGCAGATGAGAACAACAATAGTTTTGGATTGCAGAAAATAAATCGTAAGAGAAAAAAGTTTGAGACAGCAAACTTTAAGATTGCTCATAATGATTTATATAATCAGTTCACAACTGATATTGAGTATTGTGAATACAAAGCAGTAGGGGGCGACCATAATGCCTAATACTGATATGATAGCTATACTTAATCAGCTAGAAACTAGATTAAATAACCAACGACCAACTACTCATGTTGATGTTGATTTGAGTAGTGAGCAGAAAAAAGAAATCAATTATGAAGTGATGTATGCTCTACTTTACAATAGAGTTGAGAAGTTCATTATTGAAAATTCTGGCAATCAAGTCGTAGATAACTTTAAGGACAATCTACTTAACGACCTTGCCCCTGCTGTTAAACATCTACTAACTAGATAACACACGACAACACCACGCGATAACTTCGCGTGGTGTACCCACCACTCGCCTACTAGAAGGCTCACACCAAACACCAAACAACTTTTAAGATTACCAGATTTTTTTTCGCGTCAGGCTACCCCAATTCCTGAGCAGTCGGGGTTTACTAAGCAAGATATATAAATGTAGTAGGGTCCCAAACGGTATGAAATAGTTGAAAGTGTTTTTGTATTAGTCTATTGTAAAAAAGGACCCTTTGTTTTTTAGGTACCATACGCACCCAGGGGGTATATATATTTTATGGATTTAGATCGACTTAGTGACGAAGAACTTAAGGATATAATTTTAAAAAAGCAGCTAGAATGGATTAAGCTGTGCCAGGATAATTTTTTAATTTTTGCTCAAACTGTTTGGCAAGATTTTATATATCGTAAAACTGATGATCCTAAGAAATATGGACATCATCAAATTATTGCAAACGCGTTTCAAGATATCGCTGATGGCGATGCAAAGAGGCTCATCATTAACATGCCTCCTAGACATACTAAATCTGAATTTGCATCTTATTTATTTCCTGCGTGGTTCATTGGCAAGTATCCAAAGAAAAAGATTATGCAGGTATCTCACAACGCAGAACTCGCATCTAGGTTTGGTAGTAAGGTTCGTAACTTAATGGCGACCAAGGAGTATAAACAGATCTTTGGAAATGTTACACTTCGAGAAGATAGTAAGGCTAAAGGCCGTTGGGAGACCAATCATGGTGGAGAATATTTTGCAGCGGGGGTAGGCGGTTCTATTACAGGACGAGGGGCGGACTTACTTATTATTGATGACCCACATACTGAACAAGATTCATTATCCGATACTGCTATGGAGAGAGCATATGAATGGTATAGCTCTGGTCCACGACAACGTTTACAACCTGGTGGAAGAATCTTAGTGGTCATGACTCGTTGGGCAACTGATGATTTAACAGGAAGACTAGTTAAGGCTCAAGCAGAAACCAAAGCTGATAAATGGAAAGTGATTGAGTTCCCAGCGATACTGGACAACGGAAACCCTGTGTGGCCTGAGTATTGGTCATTAGAAGATTTAGAATCAGTTAAAGCATCTATTTCAACAAAGAACTGGAATGCACAATACATGCAAGATCCAACTTCTGAAGAAGGTGCAATTATCAAAAGAGAGTGGTGGCAAGATTGGGATAAAGATTATTTACCAAAATTATTACATGTCATTCAAAGTTATGATACTGCATTCAGTGCAAAAGAAACTGCTGACTATTCTGCTATCACTACTTGGGGAATCTTTGAACCTGTAGAAGGTTATGAGAAAGCAATCATATTATTAGATGCAATCAAAGGTAGATATGATTTTCCAGATTTAAAAAATATTGCGTTAGAGCAATATCGATATTGGGAACCCGAAACTGTTATCATTGAAGCCAAAGCTTCTGGTCAACCGTTAATTCATGAATTAAGGCGAGCCGGTATCCCTGTAATTGATTTCGTTCCTGCAAGAGGACGGGACAAGCATACTAGAATAAACAGCTGTTCTCCGGTGTTCGAGAGCGGCAATGTATGGGCACCTTTGGACGAACACTGGGCACAGGAAGTTATTGAGGAATGTGCAGCATTTCCAAACGGCCAGTATGACGACTATGTTGATAGTATGACACAGGCTGTGTTAAGATATCGACAAGGTGGATTTGTTTCTACATATTCAGATGACTGGGATGATCCGCCAATGAAAGTAGAACGAGATTATAAATATTACTAATGAGCAAAATTAAACTAGCAGGCAAATCTATATCTGAGATTCTTAAAAGAATTAAAAGAGCTCAAAGAAATAAGAGAGCAACTAAAAATCAAGAGAAGGCTGGCCTTAGTACTAAAAGTGTCAAACCATGGAATTACAGAGCTGGGGCAAGAGATGAACAAATTGTGCCTGTAAAAAAACAGTCTCAAAAAGGGAGCTCATTTCAACCCCATAGAGTAAGAGGTAAACAAGGGGCTGCGTCTATTAAGGAAACTTCAGAAGGTTCTGCTGCTTCTTGGAGAGATGAGATGGATAAATACTTTGGTGATTTGAGACCAAGTAAGTTCTTTAAAAAAGCCTCTGGAGGTGATATAAATACAGGTATGAAAAAATTATCACCAAAACAAAAAGAGATTGCTAGAATGGCTCCGCCACCAGATCAAATTACTGGTGCAGATTTCAAAGCTATGAAAGCAAGAACTGGAAAAGCAATCAAAGCTGATCCAACTAAACCAATTAGTTCAGTTGCACCAAAAGTAACTGATGCTCTTAAAAAGAAAAAATTACCAGGAAGAATTGGAACTGCATTAGGTATTGGTGCTATGATGGTACCTGCTGCATACGCTGCTGCTAAACAATACAAAGATTATAAATCTGCTAAGAACAGAGATGAAGCTAAAGTAAAAAAAATGGTTGGTGGCATGGCTAAGAAATATTCTGTAGGCGGTGGTGCTGATACAGGTAGAAGAACATATTCTTCAATGGAAGAAATGAGAGCTGCAAAAGGATTTAAACCTGGAGAAACTCCAGCACAATTTAATAAAAGAAAAGCTGCAATGGAAGTTGCTAAGAAAGCAGCCAAAGCTACACGATTTGGAAAAATCGCTGCGGGTATAGGTGCTGCAGGTGTTGCTGCTTCACAATATTTAAAAAAGAAAATGGAAGAGAAAAAAGAAAATAAAAAAATGGGTGGTGGCATGATGAACAAACCTATGGGTTATAAAAAAGGTGTCATGGTCAAAGCTAGAGGTTGCAAACTAGGTAGAACAAGACCTACTAAGATCACATAAGGAGGGACACATGTCCCTAAAGGCAATCATTCAAGGGATTGGTAAGAAGATACTTGGAGGTAAGAAAGTATCAAGTTCACCGGCCACCGGCAAAGAACAAAAACTTTTAACTTACGAAAAAGAATCTTTACAGAAAACTGGACAAGAGTTAGCTGAACAAGAATTCAATGCTCCAGTAATTTCAAGACCACTTAAAAAAACTAAACCACTTCATATGGGTGATGATCAAGCTCCTATATTTGGATCATCAACTTATGACTGGGTAATGAAAAAAGGTAGAGGAGAATTTTCTGCAGATGAATGGTTAGATCATTTAACTTCAACTAGAAAAGTAAACTTTAAAGTGTTTGGTAAACCTGCATCAAGAACTGAAAGAGGACCCAAGCAATTTAAATATGACAATGGCCCGTTTGCCGGTAAAGAAGTTACGATTAATAAAGAAGAACTTTTTGATTCCAACCTAGCTGTGTTTAATGAAGCTGGAGACTTAACAGGTGGGTTATTGTATGCAGCTAAAAAGTTTGGATTAAAATTAGATGCAAATACTTTAGGGGATATGATCAAACTAAACCCTGTAAATAGATTACAACCTGTAGAACTTGGAATACCTAAAGGGGCTATGGAGAAATTAAGAACTAAAGCACCTGTTATTCAAAAACAAATTGATAGCTTAAAAGAAAACTTCAGACAAAGAAAATTATTTGCACTTGAAGATGAAATGATTGATGCACAATATAAATCAAGATTGTTCACGACACGAACAGATGCAAACTCTTTTAAACAAGCAAGTAAAAGTATTACTGATAGTTTAAATAGAATTAAACGATCTGACAATTTAAATGCAGATGAGAAAAGAATTATTAATCAATTAATCGGTGAAGTAGATGATGTTGCAAAACCTTTTACAGATAAAACTATGGCAACAAGATACAAAGGGGAAAGAAGTTATACACTTGAAGGTGGTGATGATTACCGAGAAACAGTTTGGAGATTGAATGAAGATATTCCTGGTAACTCAGCTGCTAGAAAAACATTTGGTCACTTTGACGGTATTAATGAAAACATGGTTTACCATGTAAGATACGATACACGATATACTCCAGATGGAAAAAAGGTTTTCTTAATTCATGAAATTCAATCCGATGCAAACCAAAAAGTTGCAAAAGCTTTAACCAAAGCAGAACAACTATCGGGGGAAAGAAGAATTAATCCTTTCCAAAAAGATATTGAACTAAACTTATTATCTCAAAACAGATCTAAGATGTTAAAAGATATGGACGAGGCTATTGAAGCAGGTCTAACGAATAAAGCAAATGCAATTGCAAATGATTTAAAAGATATAAATGATAAAATTAGAATGACATATACAAGATCATCTTCTTATGGCTCTTCAGAAAAATATGATTACTTTCCATTAGTCGAGGCTGATGCTTATGGAGATCATGCTCTTAAATACTTATTGAATAAAGCTGCTAAAGAGAATGTCGATTACGTAGCCGTTGCCCCGTTTGACAAATTAAGTTACAGACAAGGATACAAAAAAGGGAATGAACGATTTTATGGTTATGCTAGTGGTAAAGGAATTGATAAAAAAGGTAAAGCAGTGATGCCTGAGATTATGAAGAAGACTGCAAGATTTTATGATTCAAAAGCAGGAGCACAAAAAATATCTTTGTCCGATCCTAAAAAACCATATAAAGAAATAGATAGAGATCGATTTAAATATCCAGAGACTCACAAACTTAAAGGTAAAGAATTAGATAATAAATATCACAGAAATGCTTTATCTAAAGAAGAATACGAAGGTATGTCTGATCGAAGTGCATTTACTTATATGGATCCGTCAGATCCGAACTTGTATTTTGATGCATTTGCGATTAAAGTGTCCCCATTAATGAAACAAACTTTGAAGACCTACCGTAGTGAAGGCGGATTAGTAGTAGATATATTTAAACCAATAAGGTAGTATAAGATATGGCTGTAGAAAAGAACAACGAGACAATCACTGAAGAAGATTTAATTGAAGAGACAGTAGAAGAACAACCAGAGGGTTTACCTGAGGTTACTGTTGAAGGTGAAGAAGAAGTGGTTGAAACTCCTGAACAAGATTTTAATGCAAACTTAGCATTAGAAATGGACGAGCGTACGCTTAGATCTATGGCTAGTGATTTGATTGATGAATACAAAAAAGATAAATCATCCAGAAAAGAATGGGAAGATGCATACATTAAAGGTTTAGATTTATTAGGTACTAAGTATCAAGAAGTAACTAAACCATTTAAAGGAGCTTCCGGTGTCACGCATCCGTTACTCGCTGAGTCTGTTACACAATTTCAAGCACAAGCATATAAAGAACTTGTACCATCAGATGGTCCTGTACGAACACAGGTCATAGGTTTACAAACACCGCAAACCGAACAACAAGCAGAAAGAGTTAAAGACTACATGAACTATATGTTGATGGAGGAAATGGAAGAATACACAACTGATATGGATCAGATGTTATTTTATTTACCTTTATCAGGATCAACATTTAAAAAAGTTTACTACGATGCATTATTAAATAGACCCGTATCTAAATTTATTCCTGCAGAAGATTTAGTTGTTCCATATTATGCATCTGATTTAAAAGATTGTGAGAGAATTACTCATGTCATTAAGATGACTCAAAATGAAGTCATTAAAAAACAAGCAGCAGGATTTTATAGAGACATTGAACTCATTCAATCAGACAATGAGCCAGATTCATTACAGAAAAAATTAAATGAATTAGAAGGAATTAAAAAAACTGAAACTGATTACATGCATAATATTTTAGAAATGCATGTCGATTTAAATTTAGATGATTATGAAAACTTTGATGACAAAGCAAAGAAAATAAAAATACCTTACATCGTTACAATTGATGAAGGTAGTGGAGAGATTTTATCTATCTATAGAAATTATAGACCTGATGATATCGCTTTCAATAGAATTGAATACTTTGTTCATTATAAATTTTTACCAGGATTAGGATTTTATGGTTTTGGTTTAACTCATATGATTGGTGGACTGTCTCGTGCAGCAACACAAGCATTAAGACAATTGATGGATGCAGGAACTTTAAAGAATTTACCTGCAGGATTTAAGTCGAGAGGTATTAGAGTTAGAGATGATGATCAACCTATTCAACCTGGAGAGTTTAGAGATGTAGATGCACCTGGTGGAAACATCAGAGATCAGTTTTTTAACCTACCATTTACTGAACCCTCAGTAACTTTATACAATCTTTTAGGTTTTGTAGTACAAGCAGGACAAAAATTTGCTGCAATAACCGATTCAAACATTGGAAATGATGTCCAAAACAGAGCTGTTGGCACAACAGTAGCTCTAATGGAACGTGGAAGTAGAGTAATGAGTGGTGTTCACAAGCGATGTTACTATGCAATGCGTTTAGAATTTAAAATTTTAGCAAGAATTTGTGCTCAATCACTACCACCAGAGTATCCATATGATGTTTACGGTGGTCCAAGACAGATTAAAGCGGTAGATTTTGATGATAGAGTCGATATTTTACCTGTTGCAGATCCAAATATCATGTCTATGGCTCAAAGAGTAACGTTAGCACAAGCACAATTGCAAATTGCACAGTCAAATCCGATGATGCACAACCTTCATGAGGCTTACAGACGTGTTTATGAAGCTTTAGGAACTAAACAAATTGAAACTTTACTTAAACCACCGCCAAGACAACCAGAACCAATGGATCCTGCTAAGGAAAATGCACGTGCGTTGCAGATGAAGTTTGCAACAGCGTTCGAATTCCAAGATCATGACGCTCATATTGCTGCACACATGGCATTTATGCAATCGAGAATGGTTCAAATCAATCCTCCAGTGTATGCTTTACTGCAAGCACACGTTTCTGACCACGTTTCTTTTAAAGCTAGAAAAGAAGTTATGGAACAAATGATGCAAGATGAAAATTTGATGGCTTTACAACAACAAGATCCTGAACAATTTAAAATTGCATTCGATAATGCAGTTGCAACAGCCACTGCAGAGATTACTGAAGAGCTTGTTAGGGGTGAAATGATGCAACAACAAGGTAAAGAAGATCCATTAGTTAGAATTAAACAACAAGAAGTTGATTTAAGAGCCATGGATCTTCAAAGAAAAGCTGAAGAGACAAGATTTAAAGCTGAACAAGAGCAAATGAGAGAAGCAGCAAGATTAGAATTCGAATATGATCGACTCGCACAACAAGATCAGCAATCTGATGAACGTTTGGAAGTCGCTAGGGAGAAGATGAAAAAAAAATGAGGAAAGGATTAAGTGGAGGAGTTAAATCTGGGCCACCGCCTAAGAAAGGACCTAATCCACAAGGAATAAAACTCAAAAATGCAAAAAAGCTCCTACGAAAAACTCTCAAAAAAAAGTAAAATTATCTGGCTCTCTGGTTTATTTGATGGCGAGGGTAGTTTTGGCATTTGGTCTAAAGGTGTAGGTAAAAAAAGAGCCTTTGCAGCTACGATTGAAATGGGTGATGAGGATATTATCCAAAGATTTCAAGATATGTTCGGTGGTGTTGTTTTCAAAACTAAAAAAAAGGAAGAAAGATTCAGACAATTATGGCGATGGAGATGTGTAGGTGATAGGGCTTACGATTGTATTGATAAGATGATAGAATATATGGGAATAAGGAGACAGAAAAAATACAATGTGGTTAAAAGCGATATCTCTAGCCGTTAAAGCAGGTTCTCACATATATCAGAACCGTCAGAAGACTAAAATGTTGATGTCTGATGCTCAAATGCATCATGCTGAAAAGATGGCTCGGGGGGAAAGTGAGTACCAGGGCAAATTACTTGAATCTAGAAATTCGGACTGGAAAGACGAGTTCATTTTATTATTACTTTCGGCTCCCATAGTAATGCTTTCTTGGGCAGTATTTTCGGATGATCCAAGTGCAATGGAGAAGATGCAATTATTCTTTGAATATTTTTCACAACTACCATTTTGGTATCAGACAATTTTTGTAGGCGTGATTGCAAGCGTATACGGATTAAAAGCAACAGATTTAATTAAGAGGAAATAATGACAAAACTTTGTGCAAGAGGTAAATCAGCAGCTAAAAGAAAATTTAAAGTCTATCCTAGTGCCTATGCAAATGCTTATGCATCTAAAATATGTGCTGGTAAAATAAAAGATCCATCAGGTGTAAAGAAAAAAGATTGGGGACCTAAGAAAGCTTTTTTAGGTGGTTTAATGGGTAAAAAAGATGAAAAGAAAAAAGAAACAGAAAAAACAGAAACAGCTGTAGGCAAAGCTAAAAAAATTTTAAAAACAAAAGAAGAAAGACTTAAAGAACTTAGAAAAGAAATAGGTATGAATAAAGGTGGTTACTTTGATGAACAAAAAACAAATGTTAAAGGTAAAAAAACTACAGGTCCTGTACAAGGTGGTAACACTCCAGAAGTACCACCATCAGAATATATGAAATATAAAAAATTTAAAAAGAACAAAGTTATTTCTGCTAAGGTTGGAATAAATGTAACTGCAGGTGGTGAATCTGCTATGGGTAGATTACAAAAGTCTGGTCTTAAAATGCGTGGTGGTGGAATAGCAATTAAAGGAACAAATTTTAAAGGAGTATTTTAATGTATAGAAAAATGATGTTAGGTGGCTTACTAAGCACAGGAATTAAAGCGGCTGCTAAAAAATATTTTAAAATGTCTGGTAAAAAAATTACAGACCTTACAAAATCACAACCACTTAAATCTAAAACATCTGCAAAAACAGATTATGCTAGAGCATTACAACTTCATTCATCTGATAAAAAAGATAAAATGAAACTACAACAGTATATTCGAAAACAAAAGTAATGAATAAAAAAGGATCATGTTGGGAAGGTTATGTTCAAAAGGGCATGAAGAAAAAAGGCAACCGAATGGTACCTAACTGTGTTCCTGCAATGAGAACTGGTGGATTAACAAAATGGTTTAATGAAAAATGGGTAGATATTGGAGCAAAGAAAAAAGGTGGCAAGTATCAAGAGTGTGGAAGAAAATCTGCCAGTGGTTCAGACCGCAAGTATCCAAAATGCGTACCACTTGCAAAAGCCACAGCAATGACAAAGTCGCAAAAGGCCTCTGCTGTTGCCAGAAAAAGATCGGTGAGTAATGCAGGACCTAAACCAACAAATGTGAGCACATAATGTGGAAATGGATTAAAAAATTATTTACACCTAAAAAACAACAATATGAAGAAATTCGTATTGATTATTCTAAATTAACTAAAGGGGATTTGAAAAAGCTTAAAGCACAAGGTAAAATAAAAGATATATATGAGAGACACTAGAAGTATAGAAAAACATTTAAAAGATGTTGCTGTAGAAAATAAAAAAAAGCAACTACATAAAGACCTTAGAAAAGAGGTTGAGGTAGGGGCTAACGGTACGCAGCAATATGTGATAAAAGAAGGTATAAACAAAAATAAAATTGCAAAGGTAAAATAATGCCAAGAAAAATTGATAGAAGACACGGATCTGGTAAAATTATGATTGACGGCAAAGCTGCAATAGATCCTAGAACAAGAGGTTCAAGAGATCCTAGAAAAGGAAACAAATATAAATATAGAATGAGTGGAGCTCCTGAAAGATCTGTAAATACTCAGTACGAAGGTAACGCAAGAGATATGGCTGTAGGTGATAAAAACATTTCATATGTTGGAGATCCATTTGTGGTTGATGGTAAAAAATTTGACCCTGCAAAAAAATTCCCAAAAACTTACATGAGACCTGAAGGTGCTAAAACCTTCAGTGGTGGTGGCATGGCTAGAGGTGGTGGAGCAGCTATTAAAGGCACAAAATTTAAAGGCGTTTTTTAATTTGCATCCAGATTTAAAATAATCTATATATTTGCTATGACCATCAGAGGTGATAGCACAGAATACGATCTACTTAAAAAGTGGTGTGAGACATTACCATTTTTTGAAGAACCAAAATCAGTAACAACTTGTGAAATAGGTGTAAGAGAAGGACTTGGATCTAAAGTTATTATGTTAGGTTTAAGAGCAAGATTAGGTAATAAAACACCTTATCAACATATTGGTATAGATCCTTATGGAAATTTAAAATACCAACACTACGATAACTCACCTGAATACACAGCTGATTATACAGATGAGATGAGATTAGAAATGCAAAAAGATTTTTCTGATCATCCAGAATTTACTTTCTTTCATATGAAGGATACTGATTATATGAATTTCTTTGCCGCACAGGATAAAATATATGATCTTGTTCACTTTGATGGACCTCATATGACTAAAGATGTAATTACAGAAGCTATCTGGTTTGCTAATAGATGTAGAAAAGGATCCAGATTTATATTTGATGATTACAAAAAATATACAATGGAAGATATATCTAAAGCATTAACTCACTACGGTTTCAATATTATGCAAGCTGGTGAAAACAAAATAATGCTACAAAAATTAAAATAATGGATATTGATACAATATCACTGGTTCAAAAGAAAATTAAAATAGAAGTTCATAAACTCAAAGAGCACGCTATATATAGTGTTGACACAATAGAGAAGCTACAATATATTAGGGGTCAAATCAGATCACTAGAGGATCTGCAACAGAGTCTTAAAGACCTGCTGTCAACAACGGAGTATGAAGATGAACAAGTCCACGGAGACACCGAAACGGACTGAAGCGCTTCTAAACGCTTATAAAGAACGCGAAGAAGTAGAAACAGTCCTAGACCCTAAAGCGGTCGATAAATCAACCTTAGATAAATTACCGACACCTACTGGTTATAGAATTTTGGTTTTGCCTTATGCAGGTCCAAAGAAAACTAAAGGTGGAATTTATTTATCTGACACAACACAGGAAACAATACAGATGACAACCGTCTGTGGTCTTGTGCTAAAAATGGGAGATCTTTGTTATCATGATAAAGATAAATTTCCAAAAGGACCTTGGTGCAAACTAAATGATTGGGTAATTTTTAGTAGGTACGCAGGTTCAAGATTCAAAATAGAAGGTGGTGAAGTAAGGGTACTGAATGACGATGAAGTTATTTCTACAATTGCTAATCCAGCTGATATTTTGCACCATTATTAAGGAGGACAAAAAATGGCTGAAGATAATAACTCAGTAGAATTAGATACTGACAACGTAAACGAAGAAACAATTAGTATAGAAACCCCTGAAGATAAAACATCTGCTTTTGATAAAAAAGAAGAAGTTGATTTAGGTTATACTGATGTATCAAATCAAAAAACTGCAAAAGAACTTTTAAACGAAGCAAAACAAGTTGAAGTTGAAGAACAAAAAACTCAACCTAAATTTGAACAAAAAGAGGAATCTGATAGTTCAGTTGAAGGTGATGACTTGCAAGGGTATTCTGAAAAAGTTCAAAAGAGAATTAAAAAACTTACTTTTCAAATTAAGGAAGCTGAAAGAAGAGAAAGAGCTGCAGTTGAATACGCAAAAGGTTTGAAGAATAAGTATGAAACTGTTCAAAGTAAATTTGAAGAGACAGATACCAATTATCTCAAAGAGTATGATGCAAGAATTGATGCAGAAAGAGAGAAAGCAAAAAATGCTTTAAAAGCTGCAATGGATTCTCAAGATACTGATGCGATGTTAGAAGCACAAGATACGCTTACTAAATTAGCTGTTGAGAAAGAAAAAGTTTCTATGACTTTAAGTGATAAAGAGTCAAGAAAAAAACAAATGGAATCACAACCTGCTCAAGAACAGGAGCCTGTACAACCAAGAATTAGCCCAAAAGCTCAACAATGGGCTGAGGATAATGAATGGTTTGGATCAGATCGTGTTTTAACTTCTGCTGCAATGGGAATACATGAAGACCTTATACAGCAGGGAATTGACGCAGAGAGTGATGAATACTATAATCAAATCAACAAACGTATGAAGGAGTATTTCCCTCAGAAATTTGCTCAAGAAACGACTGAAGTAAAACAGGCTACAAGAGAACCCGTCCAAAATGTAGCTTCTGTTAGTCGTAGATCTGGAGGACGCAAGTCTGTGAAGCTCACCAAGTCGCAGGTAGTTATCGCTAAGAAATTAGGGGTGCCACTAGAGGAATACGCAAAATACGTGAAGGAAGGAGCATAACATTATGACAAATATAAAAACTTCACGCGAGTCTAGTACGAGAGAAAAATTAACTCGTAAAAAAGATTGGACTCCACCATCCAGTTTGGATGCGCCAGCTGCGCCGCATGGGTATGCACATAGATGGATACGTACATCGGCAAATGGTTTCGAAGATCCAGGTAATGTATCTAAGAAACTTAGAGAAGGTTGGGAATTCGTTAGAGCTGACACACTGAAAAGTGAAATCGGTGAAAATGATTACCCAGTTATTCATCAAGGACAACATGCTGGTTTAGTCGGAATTGGTGGCCTTGTGTTGGCAAGGATACCGGAGGAGATTTTGAAAAGTCGTGCTGAGTATTTTAGAAAAATTACTCAAGACAGAACAGACGCGATAGATAGAGATCTTATGAAGGAGCAACACCCGGACATGCCGATCAATATTGATAGGCAGTCTAGAGTTACCTTTGGTGGTAGTCGTAAAAAATAATTTTTTTGCATTACCTACCCGAGATAGCTTGGATAATATAAACATAATAGGAGAAAACAACTATGGCAAACGTAAGTGAAAAGTTCGGTCTAAGACCGTACAGAAAACTAGACGGTACACCATTAGTAGGAGCTCAAAATAGATACACTATTGCAAGTGGTCACACTACTGCAATTTTCCAAGGCGACATGGTTATTCCATTAGCTTCTGGAAATATTGACAGACACACTGCTGGCAATGGTACTGCTATCTTGGGCGTTTTTAACGGATGTTTCTATACAGATCCAACTACTCAAAAGCCAACTTACAAAAACTACTACCCAGGTGGAGTTGCTGCGAGCGATATTACAGCGTTCGTAGTCGATGACCCTGATGCAGTGTTTCTTGTAGACGCTGATTCGGCTTTTACTAGAGCAAGTCTGTTTGCAAACTATTCAGTTACAAACACTACAGGTGTAACACAAACAGGAATATCAAAAGTACAATTGGATGTATCAACAGCTGATACGAAGACTACATTCGCTGTACAAGCAATTGACATTTCGCAGGACCCAGATAATTCTGATACTACGACTGACAATGCTAATATTCTTGTTAGAATCAACAACCACTTCTACAAAGGTGGTACAACAGGCATAACTACATAATAAGGAGTTAAATTATGGCTATATCACGATCACAACTAGTTAAAGAACTAGAGCCAGGTTTGAATGCCTTATTCGGCCTGGAATACAGTAGATATGAAAATCAGCATGCTGAAATTTTCTCTACTGAAACATCTGACAGAGCTTTCGAAGAGGAAGTAATGTTAAGCGGTTTCGCTTCTGCACCAACTAAACAAGAAGGTGCTGGAGTAGTGTTCGATCAAGCAGGTGAAACTTTCACAGCTAGATACAACCACGAAACAATTGCTTTAGCATTTGCTATCACTGAAGAAGCAATCGAAGATAACCTATACGATAGACTTGCGGGCAGATACACAAGAGCTCTTGCAAGATCTATGGCAAATACGAAGCAAGTTAAAGCTGCAAACGTATTGAACAATGCGCAAGTAACTACAGTTACTGGTGGAGACGGTGAATCCCTAATCGGAAACGCTCACCCATTAGCAACAGGTGGAACTTTCTCAAACGTTCTTGCAACTGCTGCAGACTTAAACGAAACTTCACTAGAGCAGTCATTAATTGACATTGCTGGATTTGTCGATGAAAGAGGCTTGAAAATAGCTGCTCAAGGTAGAAAAATGATAATTCCAAAAGAATTACAATTTACTGCTGAGAGAATCATGAAGTCTCCAATGAGAGTTGGAACTGCCGACAATGACATCAACGCAATTAATAACATGGGAATGGTACCAGAAGGTTACAGAGTGAATAACTTTTTAACTGACACTGATTCATTCTTCTTGTTAACTGATGTGCCTAATGGACTAAAAATGTTCGTTAGATCACCTATCAAAACTGCGATGGAAGGTGACTTCGATACTGGCAATATGAGATTTAAAGCTAGAGAAAGATACAGCTTTGGTTGGTCAGACCCTAGATGTATTTTTGGTAACGGAAACTTACCAACTAGCTAATAAATACTAATCAGTATTAATTAAAAGGGGCGGTGTTCACATCGCCCCTTTTTTTATGTATAATAAAAATACCTAGATAAAATTATTTTGTAGACTGGCTAGGCAGACGGTATAGAGACTACAAAATACAACCGCTATACAGGAGAAACTATTATGGCAAACACAACATTTTCGGGTCCGGTAATATCTAAAAATGGATTTTATTCAACAGGCCCAGGTAACGTAGTTGATGCAGATGCAAATACTTCATTAACAGTTGCAGATCACGCAGGCAGAATTATACACAATGATGCAGCGGGTGCAGTAACTTATACTTTACCAGCTCTTAATGCTAACGCTAACGCTGCAGTTGCAGGAGACGTAGATTACAACAATAAAAGTAATATTGGTGCTAAATTTACAATTGTATCATCAATCACAAAAACAGGAAGTTTGATTGTTAAAGTTGCAAATGCAAATGATATTATGACAGGTATGGCAACTATCGTTGACACTGATACTGCTGATAACATGGAAGGTTTCATGACAGCTGCAACATCAGATACGATCACATTAAATGGATCTACAACTGGTGGTGTAACACATGCAACTATTGAATGTGTGGCTTTGAGCTCAACACAATGGAAAGTTTCAGTAAATACTGGTGGAACTGGCGATTTAGCTACACCATTTAGTGCTACTGTAAGTTAATAATATAATCGTGGCTCCTTCGGGAGCCACAAATTAAGGAGAACACCATGGCAGCAAAAGCTGATATACAAGCAACAATAGTTACCGCAACTACAGTAAATGCAATAATTGCACAACCTGTAAGATTGAAGGGAATTATTTTAGCAGGCTTAGCTACGTCTGGTACAGTTCAATTAAAAACTACAAGTGCTACTGGAACTACACTATTTGAAGCAGATGTTCCTGCGGGAGATATTACATCTTTGAATATACCTGAAGATGGAATTTTATTTCCTTATGGAGTTTATGTTTCTACATTTACTGTAGCGAAAGCAACATTGTTAACTGATAAGTACTCAGGACCTAATTTAACTGGTCAGAATGGCTAACAAATGAATGGTATGAATAGAGCAATACCAGGTTTTAAAAGAGGGGCTGATGTTCAGCCC